TTGAGTTTGTCCTAATAATTTTACTTGTTCTTGAGTTTTTACTTTTAATCTGTTTAACACTAAAGCTGTTGCTGGAGCATAGAATATAGTTCCATTCTCAGTTGAGCCTGTTATAGTGTCTGTTATTGAGGTAGAACCTCTAGGTACTGTATATCTGTATATATCATTTCCACCGAAATCTATTGTATCAATTTCTTCAGAATTTGTACTATCATAAGCAAATGATGCTATTTGGTCATATACAGCAAAGTATATAAACTTAACACCACCAGCTACTCTATTACAGTCTAGTTGTCTACCTTTAGTCAAAGATGTACATGCCATGTCTTATATTGTTTTAAAGGTTAAAGAGGTAGAGGTTTTTACACCCCTACCGCTATTTAATTTATTTATGATTGATGTACTATATCAGCACCTACTCCTAACTGAACTCCACCAGAGTATCTAGCTACCAAACGCATGTTGTCGCTCCCGTCAAGGTTAGCCATGTCCATGATAGTAATTCTAGTGTGGTCACTTAAAAGGTCAGTACCAAAGAATAAGTTTCCTCTCTCAGCAGCAACCATTTGATTGTCAGCCATTCCAGGGCAAACAGCAATCTTGTAGCCTTCAAATACAGGAACATAATCAGTACCCATGTTGTAAGCATTTAAGTATCCTAATGTAGATATAGCTGATACATAGAAAGCATATGTTTTAGCATTCATGTATATGTATAAATCATCTCTAGTTAAAAGAGGTGAAATATTAGCAGCCATATCAGCTGTTAAAGTTTGTAAGTTTGCTACAATATTTGCAGCTGAGTAAGCAGCTGATGCAGTTGAAGATATAACAGTACCATCTACAGCAAAAGCTCCTGTAGTAGCAGTTAAAAATCCTTCAAACTCTCCATTGTTAGCACCTGCACCACTCCAGATAGATGTTTCTGTTGCATTAGCAATAATCTCACCCATGTAAGATATTACATAATCCTCAAAAGATACAGGTGGTGGGGCACCAGCTCCAGCTCTCATCTCAAGAGCCTCCCATGATGATAATAATGTTTTTTTACAAAGATCTAAATTTATCTGTAGGTTCTTTGGTTCCAATTTTTTTTCAGTAAGAGCCAAAGTACCCTGATCATCAAAGTCACATGTTGCGTCCTTCACTACTCCTGAACCTGCCATCTTTTGTATATTACTTTTAAATTTAATGTTTTCAATAGATGTAATAAAGTCTAATGAAAGTGCTTGTTTTAAGGCTGCCGAAATATAAAATCCTGCTGCCTTACCCGAGAAATTACTCGATACATTGAATGCCATAATTTTTAATTTTTAATTAGTTAATATTTTATCTGTTTAAATCGTGTAAAAACTTATCTCTAGCACTTAGTTTATTGTATTGCCCTCTTGTTATAGGTGCTTTGCTAGAGCTAAATTTATTTGTGTTTAAAGGAGCTTCAGCTGGTGTTTTAGCTAACTCTTCTTTTAACTTAATGTTTTCTTCTTTTAATTCTTCTAAAGATAATTCTGTTTTTTCTTCTTTTACTTCCTCACTCATTGTTTCCTTATCACCAGTTTCACCTATTCTAGCTTTGATATCAGCTACAGCATCTTCTAGGTTCTTCACCTTGTCCTTCATCTCTTCATAAGTTTTCGCCCAATCAGCTTTCTCAGCTGGTGTTTCAGGAAATTCTTCAGCATATCTGCTTTTATCTTTATCATCTTCATCATCTTTATCTTCAAACTCAGCTTTTTCATAAGCTTCATCCGCTGTCATTTCTTCTTTTTTCTTATCTTCTTCCTCTTCCTCTTCTTCTTCTTCCTTCTTTTTACGCATTACTTCTTTTACAATACCTTCAGTTTCTACAGTAAAGTTTAACTCATCAGTAGAGTAGTTTCCTGTAGGTAATAATATTGTACTTCCATCTTCAGTCAATACAGAAATATCTACACCAGCTTCTAACTCTTCAGCTGTAGATACAAACATTGTACCATCCTCAGATTTGCCCTGCCAACCCAACTTAGTTTCTTCCTCTTTGTTAAGTCCTAGAGCTACTAAAATTTGTTCTTTTAAATCCATAGTTCTTTTTTTTAATATATATATTAGTTAATTATTTATTTGATTTCTTTGATTATTTCGTTCAAAGCTTTTAGTATTTCTTCGTTTGTTGGTTCTTGTTTTTCTTGCATAGCTTCAAAACGATTAGTAAAATAGCCTTCAATACTTAAGCCCTTAAGCTCACCCTCTTTTATCTTCTGCCATAGCTCATCATTATCTATACGCATTTTAACAAACCATGTGCCATTAGGAAGGTCAAAGCCATACAACTTTGATTTATCCATATCACCTTCCTTTACCCAGCTTTCAACTGTAAGTACACCACTTACTCTATCTTGATGTTGGTAAGTAGCTTTATGATGATTGTTATGTTTTAAGTATAACTCACTAGCCTTTCTAACAGTTTCTGGGCTAAAGTAAACATAGTAATCACTATCTGTCTGAGCATCATATCTATAGATTTGCTTGTTAGGTATAAGAGCTGGTGATACTACCATCCTCTTTTCCTCATCTATTTTAGCTAAAGTAAGATTGTTCTTAGATTTATTAAAGTATACAAAGTCCTGCTCTATAGCAGGTGCAGTAACTAAACTGATAGCATCAATAGCTAAGCTTTCATTTTCATCATTAATAACAAGCTCAACTATTTTAGTTTCATTTAAATCTTCATAGTAATCTTTGTTATCCGCTTCACATTCAGCTTTGGTTTTATACTCGCATTTACCAGTATTACCAAACTTGTAGTTTCCATTTTCACATTTTTTGCAAGGCATATTATTATATATATTTTAAATTAATTTATTTGATTTTTATATTGTACTCCTTCTTCTAATATTAGCTAACTGGTTCTGACTTGATGTCATCTCATCTGTCACTACAAAAGCTTTTAGTGGTTCAGGTTCTTGCCCTCCAGTAAGCTCAAAAGTACCTCCTAAAGCATTACCATTTGGTATACCTCTACCACCACCTGCACTACCACCACCACCTACATTACCTACACCACCACTACCACCACTTCCGCTAGGATCAGTTGATACAATTTTTTGTATTTGTAAAGCTGAAAATGCAGCTGCTAAACCTGCTTGTATTGTAGGATATGCTGGAAATACAGCTGTTACTGGTGATTTTTGAGCTGTACTAAAAGCATTTTGTACACCCTGTATACCTGAGATAGTAGCATCAGCAATAGCTACAGCTTTTCCTATTTTAGAACCTTCACCAGCTATTTCACTAACTAATCTCAAACCACTTCTAGCTAAAGCTACTGATTGATCTCTTACAATCTTTTTTCTTCTTATTTCATTTTTAGCATCTTCTTCTTCTTCTTGTTCAAATTTCTCTCTAAACTTTTGAGTTATAGCATCATTTTCCTCTTCAAACAATTCTTTGTTTAATAGCAGTAATCTATTCTTTTCTTTTTCATCATTTACAGTTTCATGTATTTGATTTAACCTCCTTTCATTCTGCCTTTCAATTAAAGCTCTCTCCCTTTCTTCCTCATCTTTGATACTATTAATTCTATTATCTTCAAGTAACTTGTTAAAATCTTCTATTGTTTTAGCTTGAGCATCAGCTCTTCTTTTTTCATCAGCAATTCTTTTATCTTCAGCTTCTTTTCTTTTAGCTTCATTTTCCCTTTCAGTTTTTCTTCTAATAGTGTTAGCTCTAGCTTCTACAGTTTGCTGCCTTCTAGCACTCTCTCTTCTTATGTTTGCTAGTTTTATTTCAGCTTCAGCAATTTGCTCTAAATCTTTTTGTAGATTTTCACCTTGCCCTTTTTGTGCTTTTAATATTCTTACATTCTCTTCAGCATTAGCTACTTTTTTAGCATTTAATTTTTCTTCTATTTCATTAGCATCTTCTAAAGCTTTTAACCTCTCTTTATCACTTAAAGTTAAATCTTCAGATTTTAATTTTAGTTTTTCTATTTCAGCTCTTCTTTGTGCAAACTCTACATTC